AAGCAGCGCGACGCGGACAACGACGGGTTGGACGCACTGCGGTATCTGATACTGGAGCTGTTCGACGAGGGCAGCGACGATGCGGAGCTGACGTGGCTATGAGAGCAGACGAGATGACGAGATCGGAGCGGTTCCTTGGTGCTGTCGGGAACGCTGTCGGCGGGTTCATCGGCGGAGTGCAGACCGGGATCTTGAAGCAGAGCCCGATCGCCGGGGCGCTCTACGACTCGTGGAAGGGCAACACCGGCGCCGGATCTGCGGAGCCGTTGACCGCGAACCAGAAGGCCTACCAGGTCAGCGCGTGGGTGTATGCGTGCGTCTACGCGATCGCATCTCAGGGTGCGAGTGTGCCGCTGATGGCGTACCGGGCGACGTCGCCGGACCGCATGAAGTGGGAGAAGCTTCCGGGCCACGAGATTCTGGAGGTCCTGCAGAACCCGAACCCGGACGCGGAGGAGTCGGACTTCGACCTCATGGAGGCGCTGTTCTCAGACTGGGAGCTTTCGGGCGAGTGGTTTCTGTACTCGCAGCGTCGTGACGACGGGTTCCCGGAGCGGATCTACCGGCTGCGCCCGGACCTGATGAAGGTCGTTCCGTCGAAGATGCGCCGCGTAGCCGGCTACAAGCTCTGCGTGAACGGCGAGACCGTCGACTTCGAGCGGGAAGAGGTGACGCAGTCGAAGACCTTCAACCCGCTGGATGACCTGCACGGCATGAGTTCGCTGCGGGCCGCCCGGCTAGCTGTCACGATCGACACACAGACGCAGCTCTCGAACCTCGCGCTCGTGCAGGACCGTTCGATCCCGCCCGGTTTCCTCACGGTGCAGGGCAAGCTCACAGATCCGAAGAAGAAGCAGCTCCAGGAGCAGTGGGGCAAAGAGCATCGCGGATCGAAGGTACACCGCATGGGGCTGCTCGAGGGCGGGATGACGTTCCAGGCGGCCGGTCTATCACCGCAGGACATGGAGTTCATACTGCAGCGGAAGATGAGCCGTGAGGAGATCATGGCCTGCTTCCACGTCCCGCCGGCTCTCGTGGGCGTCATGGAGTATTCGAACTACGCGAACATGGACGCCCAGATGCAGTCGTTCTGGCACAACACGATGATCCCGAAGGTGCGGAAGATGCAGCGCGCGCTCACGCGCGGGCTCTGCTGGCCGTACGACAGGAAGCTCGTGCTCGAGTTCGATCTCACGAAGGTCTGGGCGCTGATCCAGAACGCGCTCGAGATGGCGAAGGTCGACGCGGAGCTCACGCGCAACGGGATATACACGATCAACGAGCGCCGTGCTGAGCGTGGGCTCGAGCCGAAGCCGTGGGGTGACGTCGCCTGGATGCAGATCCAGATGCAGCCGGTGAGTGGCCCGGAGATGTCGTTCCCTGGGCTGTCGGGGAAGAGCCTCGCAGACGACGGGGCCGGGGCTCTCCCGGCAGCTCCCGTGGTCAGGGGCAAGGCGCTCTACGAGGGCGAGGTTATGAAGGCCGGCCGCGAGCTCGCGTGGGAGACGGTGATCGCCCCGAGCCGCGGGCAGTTCGCGAAGAAGGTCGTGGCGATCCTCGAGAAGCAGGAGAAGGAAGTTCTCGGGAAGATCAACGCCGAGAAGCGGACGCCGACGGAGCTCCGCCGGTGGGTGCAGAAGCGCGCGGAAGCGAAGGCCGAAGGACTGAAGGTCACCGACGAGCTCATCACCGAGGCGGCGCGGATCGAGGCCGAGGCCTGGCTCTTCGACTACGAGTACTGGAAGACCGGCTCGATCAAGGCCGTCCACCCGACGCTTCTGACCGCGATCAACGAGGGCGGGAAGTTCGGTCTCCTCGAGCTCGGGCTCGACATGGACTTCGACCTGGTCGACCCGCTGGTCCAGCGCGAGCTGAAGCTGAAGGAGTTCGTCTTCGCGGATGAGTGGAACAAGTCAACACTGCTCCGGCTCCGCGAGGAGCTCGCCCAGGGGATCGTGAACGGCGAGAACAAGCCGCAGCTGACCGAGCGGGTCAGCAAGGTCTTCGGTCACGAGAAGAAGAACGCCGGCGTGGTGGCGCAGACGGAGGTCGGAGCGGTCTCGAACGCGGGCGCCGTGGAGGGCTACCGGCAGTCCGGTGTGGTCGAGGGTAAGCAGTGGCACGCGTCGGGCCCGAATCCGAGACCTGACCACATCGCGGCGAACGGGCAGATCGTGTCGATCGATCAGGAGTTCCAGGTTGGAGGAGAGGGTCTCAGATACCCGGGCGATCCGAACGGGCAGGCGAAGAACGTCTGCAACTGCCACTGCTCGGTGCTGCCGGTCGTAGCAGACGTGGAGGGCTAGAAGAATGAAGCCGAAGCCGATGGACAGACGGATCGCGAGCATCAAGGCCTTCGGGGACGAGGGCGACCACACATTCGAGTTCACTGCGAACTCGGGGCAGCCTGACCGGTTGCAAGAGGTTCTGGACGCGAAGGGCTGTGACTATGAGATGTGGATGAAGAACCCTGTGTTCCTCTTCGGGCACGACGATTGGAGTCTGCCAATCGGGAAGGGGCTGGAACTCGATGTCGACGGGGAAGCGCTGATCGGAAAGGGTGAGTTCGCCTCTGAGGTTTATCCGTTCGCCGCGCTCGTCGAGGACCTGTACCGCTCCGAGATGCTCAGTGGGTTCTCCGTCAGGTTCATTCCCAGGGAGTGGACCGTCTACGAGGAAGGCTCGGAGGAGCGCAACGCGGGGATCCGCCGGCGCTGCACGGATTGGGAGCTCCTCGAGATCTCCGTGGTCGACATCCCCTGCGATCCTCTGGCGCTCCGGAAGGCCTACGACGCGGGCGACGAGGGCGAAGTCAGGCGCATGGTGAAGGCCGCGACGATGCTCGGCGCGGGGCCGGCACAACGCGAGCTCCCGCTCGCCGGCGCGAGTTTCAAGACCTGGGAGGACTGCGCCGGCGCGATGGCGCGGTTGCTCCGCGGTGGGATGGCGGACCTCCCTGAGCACATCCGCAAGAGCTACTTCGATGATCTGGCAGTGGAATACGGACGATTCGAGAGAGCGGTGCCCGAGTTCAAGCAGTACGGGCCGACGGAGGCTGCGATGGCGGCTTTCGGCATCGACGGCACCGCGGAACTGGTGAGAATCCTCGAGCCCCATATCAAGCAGGGCGTGGCGCTCGACCTGGAGGGCGACGGCCTCCTGGTGATCCTGGAGGGGAAGGACGAGACGGAAGAGAGGAGCGTCGAGCCGGCCGCGGCCCCGGCGCACATTTTCGGCCCGGAGGAAGACGAGGTGCTCGTGCAAGTGCTGGAGGGGTTGTCCCAGCTCTACACGTGAGTATAAACCGCAACCCTCATCCCGGTGTGCAGTAGCCAACTAGAGAATCAACCGAAGGAGCCACAGATGTTCACGAAGTTCGGAAGGTTCATGAGGTGCAAGACCGTGGACCCGGAGACGGTCATAGGCGCCGGCGGTGGAGTGGCGGATCCTCCGCTGAAGGAGCCGGTCACGGCCGAGACGGCGATGAAGCTCCTGCACGATCTCCGCGAGTCCGTCCAGGACGACAAGATCACCAAGGAGAAGTTCATCGAGGTGATGGAGGAGGTCCAGGAGTCGATCAAGGAGCTCAGGCTCAACGCGCAGAGCAAGATGCGGTTCGACTCCGGCGCGACGAAGGCCATCGCCCGGGGTGACATCCGCAAGGCGTTCCTGACGCCGACGAAGGACGAGCAGGTGAAGGCGCTACAGGAGCTCTCGGACGATATCCATATCGTCGACGGCATGCTGGGTTACACCAAGCAGGTCCAGAGCTACGGCGGCATGAAGAGCCTGGATCTGTACCGGCAGTGGGAAGACGCCTACGGTGAGTTCGCGAAGGCCATGGATACCGCCGAGGCTGGCGGTGGTCTTGAGTGGGTGCCGGATGCCGGGATGTCGGCCGAGATGCAGTACGCGGTCGAGCTCGAGGCGCGAGTCTACCCGCTGTTCCCCTCGTTCGAGATGCCGCAGAGTCCCTTCAAGTGGCCGCTCCGTACCGATGTGGGGCAGGCCTACCGCGCCGTTGAGAATACCAATATCGACAGTCTCACGAAGGTGACGAAGACCACCGTCGGGACGGGCCAGAGGAACTTCGACGCCGAGGACATCATGGCGCGTGTCGGGTACTCGGGCCAGCTCGACGCGCGGTCGATCGTTGTGATGCTGCCGGAGATCAAGGCTGCTCTCGCGATCGCCCACGCAAACGCGAAGGACAACGCCGTCATCGACGGGCAGATCACGGCGGTGATCGACACCGGCGACAGCCCGGCTGGCACGGCCGCGGACGTCAGGAACCTGTGGGATGGGATCCGCTACTACTGCTCGGCGGGTGTGAACAACAAGATGGTCGACCTGGGATCTGCATGGACCGCTGAGGGCATCAACTCGATCAGGAAGCTGCTCGGGAAGACCGGCATGAAGCCTGCCGAGCTGGCGTGGATCCCTGGGATCTCGACCTACTACAACCTCCTGACGATCAAGGACAGCCAGAACAACAACGTTGTCCTGCCGCTTGAGGCCTACGGTACCGCTGCGACGATCCTGACGGGCGAGCTGGGGAAGCTCTATGGGATCCCGATCGTGCCGTCCGACTACATCCGTGAGGATCTGAATGTGGCCGGCATCTACGACGGCGTCACGGAGACGAAGACGGTACTGCCGATCGTCCACAAGAAGTCCTGGAAGTTCGGGACGTTTGGTCCGTTCACCGTCAGGAGCTCTGACGAGATCCACATGGAGTCCTACATGTCGGTCGTCGTGACCCATGAGGGCGGCGATTTCCAGGCGATGTTCGCCGCGTCGACGCAGGTCGCGGCCGCGCTCGGCTACAACATCGCTCCGTAGTGGGAGGCGGGCGTTCGGCCCGCGAGCGAAGAAGGCTGGGGAGGGGACTTCGGGAGCCCCTCCCCACAGAGAGAGGGGATGGAGATGTCGAAGGTCAAGTTCACGAAGGTCATCAACGACAAGCGGTTCGGGGGCCAGTACGTCACGCCCTATTTCACGGCCAGGAAGGGTGACGTGGTCGTCATGAAGGCTGCGATGGCGAAGCAGATCCTGACGGACCACAAGGGCCTGATCTCGGTCATGGACGCCAAGATGGAGCCGGCGGACGGCATGGTCGCGGAGATCGTGGAGCGGGCGCCCCAGCCGAAGGGTGAGGGCGAGCCCGAGGACGAGGACGCGAATCACGCGGCCGCCCCGAGAGGTCGGGACCGGATGTTTCGGGGGGGCCACACGAAGTAGCCTCTCAGATGGGCGGCGGTTTGGGTTCAACTAGAAAGGACTAGGCTATGAGTGCTCTGTCTAACTACCTCGAGGACGCGCTACTGGATTCCGTCCTCAACGGGGTTGCGTTCACGGAGCCAGATACTTGGGTTTCGCTCTACACTACGGACCCAACGGACGCCGACACGGGCACTGAGGTTTCGGGTGGCGCCTACGGTCGCCAGCGCATCTATGCAAACGCCGGTGGGACGCCGGACTGGAACACGCCCGTGGTGGACGGCATCGGATACCTGGTGGACAACAGCGACGACGTCACGTTCCCGACGGCTACCGTAGCATGGGGGACGGTGACGCACTTCGGTATCCACGATGCTGTCAGCGGCGGGAACCTGCTTTTCCACGCGGTGCTTGACGACCCACAGGTGGTGGGCATCGGCGGCATATTCAAGTTCCTGGTCGGGGGCCTCAAGCTGCGCCTGCAATAGTAGTACTCAGCGGGGAGCGTTGCCACAATTCGGACGGGCCTCCTTTCCATAGGCGGGCGACCACATGATCGACCAGCTGACCTTTGAGTTTGACAATGCGAAGAGCGGCCAGCTCGTAAGAGTAGGCGCCTCGTACTATCCTTATGTTGGCTGGGATCAGTGCAAGACAGGCGAGTATTTCACTCCAGGAGTCCTCTGGCGTGCCTTCCTCTCTTTCGATACCTCCTCGATTCCCGCGCACTATCAGATCGAATGGGTGTACGTCCGGATCCGCCGAGGCAGTGATCCGGCAGGCGAACCTGAGACCTATGCGCTGAAGTTCTCCATCGGCTCATTCATCGGCGCGGCGCTCGACGGGAACGTCGGCGAGTGGGACGGCGGCGACCTGATGGTCACGCTCGACGCGAAGCCCGCCGACAAGACGACGCTCGACCTCGCGGATGATGGTGAGGACCCACGCTCCTATGTGAACAAGAGTGGTGACACAGACATTAAGATATGGGATGCCAGCACAAAGGGCTCTGGTGACGATAGCTGGGGCACAGTCTTCAACGCCGACACCGCGACTCGCTGCAAGCTGTATGTAGGCTATTCGGTCCCGTCTGGCACCGCGACGGGCGTCGGGACGGCCGCAGGCACCGCGGTGCTCGAGGTGCCAGGGACGGCCACGGCCACGGGCGTCGGGACCGCCACAGGCACCGCGGTGCTCGAGGTGCCAGGGACGGCCACGGCCACGGGCGTCGGGACCGCCACAGGCACCGCGGTGCTCGAGGTGCCAGGGACGGCCACGGCCACGGGGGTAGGGACGGCGGCAGCAGCGGGGGTTGTTAGTGGCAACATCGCTCACTGGGGTGAGCCACTCGAGGGGTACACGGGCGGACCGCAACGTGGGGCGTACTAAGGAGTCGTGAGCCATGTATCAGTACTATCCGCACGATCTAGGATTCATCGATGTCCAGTTCCGTGACGGGACGTGGAACCTCTTCGATCCTGACCAAGATATTGACTTCCGTGTTAACGTATTCGACAGCGCGGACAATTTTCGTCGTTGCTTCAAGCTCACTACAAGTCCGCCAATTATCCGCATCAGCGTCGGGAAGTTCAAGGTGGAGGGCATCATACTCAATGACCCTGTTGTGCCCTTTGCCTACGGCGTAGCCTACTATCGGTGGTATGCGAAGAAGGATGGGGTGCCGATCCAGATGTACCCGGTCTTCGAGTTCTGCTTCGAGGTCGTGGAACCAACGACGGGGGTCTCCCTCTGCACGCTCGAAGACCTGAAGACGCACCTCGAGATCGAGAGCGATAGCCAGGACGCGTTCCTGAGCAATCTCGTACTCCGCGCGACGCACTTCATCGAGACGTACTGCAACCGTCAGCTCGCGAGCCGTGAGTTCACGGAGTACTACTCCGGCGACGGGACGAACTCGATCATGCTGCCCAACACGCCGGTCACCGCGGTCACCCAGATCAAGGACGACAAGAGCGGCCAGGCGGATTTCGACTACGACAGTGGCGACGAGAACGACGTGTTCAGCTACGAGTCCTGGGGGAAGCTGCTACTGACGAATGGCGACGTGTTCCGCGAGCCCAGCTCGACGTACCCGCTGCGCAACTACAAGATCGTCTACACCGGCGGCTACGCGACGGCGCCGGAGGATCTGCGCCAGGTCTGCGTCGAGCTCGCAGCGGCGAAGTTCTACCTCAAGGACAAGCAGCGCCAGGGCATCGCGTCGAAGTCGGTCGCCGGCCAGACGATCACCTATCGGCCGGACGACCTGTCTCCGGCGCAGAAGGAAGTACTCGAGGCCTACCGCACGATCGTGACAGGAGCGGTCTAGTGGAGTTCGTGAAGATCAGTCTTCAGGGCAACGAGAAGCTGGCGAAGGCGCTGCAGCGCTCGAAGAAGGAGCTGCCGCAGCTGCTGCAGAAGCTCGGCTGGGCGAGTGCGCATCTGATCGAGCGATCCCTGAAGCTCCGCTA